ACTTGATGGATTTTCGTACCACTATAGTTTTCACTACCATTACTGTTTGTGGTCTGGACTATATCTTTACCATTACTAATTAGTTTTAGGTATCGCCTGTTTAGTCTCTACACCTTTCTGATTACTCAGATTTGGCTCGGTATTAGCAGTTAAGCCTTCACCGAATTTAAGCGATTCTACTTTAGGGGTTTCCTCCTAAGCACTCAAATTAACGAAAAAAGTCCATTGCCTCTGCCTAATTGGGCTATGCTCCCATAAACAACAAAACCATATCAAGTAAAATCATGAGGTTGATTAGATTGTGTGCCTCACTAGTTTAAATGATATGGTCTGTTGCTTTAGGTTTTTAAAATCAACCGTTGGCGTGAGCCTTGAGGCGACGAACAACCTCTGCCATAGCCTCGACATTATCAACTGTCTTGGTTGGCTTTGCACGTTCCATGCTAGGAAGTTCCATACCCTTCTTAGCCAGAGCCGCCTTTGTACGAGCATAACGAGCCATCGTACTAGCAATCTTCTGACCAGTCTTAGCCGCAATTTCAGCATAAGTCTTAGAAGAAAATACCGCTTCAAGAAACTGCTCATCAGAGCAACGAACACGCTTCTGCTTATCAATAGTAGTTACATCAGCCATAATCAACCTCCAATTCAATATCCAAACTTACTCAGCAAGATTTGGTCACGCGACCAATCATTCCTGCTTTGTATCCTTATTGTATCCTTTGTATCGGCGTTGTCAATACCCAAACTTGATTTTTTTTGAACGCTGTCAGTTTTTTTCGTCGTTTGGCAACACAAGAGCCATTAACAAATAAATCCATAGCACAATACTACCAGTAAAAATTGCACCAAAAACAAATAAGATCCTTATTAAGCTAACATCAATTCCGGTATAGTTCGCTAATCCTCCACAAACTCCGAATAAACTTCTATTACTCACAGATTTAGCAAGACTTTTCATTGTTGTGATAACCATTCATTATACGAGTTAAAATCATATCCTTTAATATAAAACAAAGAATTACCATCAGAATCTAATATAAAAGACATTGGTAAAGTTTTTACTTTAAACTTTTTACTAAGTTTAGTTTGAGAGTCAGTATCTAAAATACAAATAATTTTATCATCGAGATTGTCTAATTTAGATAAATCGTTTTTAAGATTAGAACAATAAGCACACCAATCCGCAGAAAATACTAATAATACTTTTTGTCCTGTGTCTTTAGATAGTTTTAATGCTAGACTTAAATCTTCAACATAAGCCACATTTTGATGAACAATATTTTGTGCTAAACAAGTATTTGGATTGTGTAATACGCACAATAACAATAATAAATAAATCAGAATACTTTTCATAACCACTCCTTTAGTTCTACACACTCTTGATATGCTTGGTCATTATTAGTCAATCCCTTAACCAATTTTTTTAAACAAGCATTTTCTGTTTCTAAAACAGATACAAGATTTTCAGCAATATTGAGTGCTGTATGTAGTTTGTGAACCTTATAGACTAGCTCATCATTTATAGAATTCATAATAAGTCTCCTTGATGACCTAGTATATTTATACACTATAAACTATTCAAAAAGCCTCTCAGTTCTTCTATTTGACTTTTATCTAGCATAATTTGATCAGTATATGGTTGACCATATCTTAGTACTTGATAAATATACCGTAATTTCTGATACCAACTCATTTTATGACAAAAAGAATTATGACTTTGATAAATACATAAGTCTATAGATTCAAATTCTCCATCATATCTTACTACCAAAACCTCACTATCACAATCGCATCTTATAAATGCTGTTCTAAAATCATGCTTTTTTGTTTTTTCGTTTTTTACCGAAAATTCGTTCATAGTTTTTATCCCAGGTTTTTTGATCAATACTTTTAGGGCGACGTTTACTTCCTTTACCGTTTTGACTCATCATAGTCTTTCTATTATTCGTGTTATTTCTATCATAAGTAATAGTGTTGGGCTGTCAAGAAAATATAACTTTTGCTGTCGAGTGGTGTATATAGTATTATAAGGAGTCAATATGATTCGACAAAAAGTATCTGGTATCTATAAAATTATTAATACCATAAATAATAAATATTATGTTGGATCTAGTTATGATATTTATTATAGATGGAGAAAACATAAAGAAAAACTCAATAAAAATAAACATCATTCTATTAAATTACAAAGATCTTGGAATCGTGATGGTAAAGATTCATTCAGGTTTACAATTATAGAAAAATGTGATAGGTCATTATTGATAGAAAAAGAACAAAATTATCTTAATATAGCAGAAAAAAATAAAAAAGATTCATATAATATGATATTTAATGCAATCAGACCACCTGATCGTTTTGGGTGTAAACATTCGTGTTGGATTAAAGTGTCTAATAAAACAAAACGTCTATTAAGAGAATATTGGATAAAAAATGGCACTATGAAAACATTAATTTTTGCAAAAACTCGATATAATATAGGATCTAAAATAGTATGTAATAGACTTATTCCTAGTTTTAAAAAACAAACAGATGAAAGACCAGAAAGATCGATAACAGATCAGACTATTTATACATTTTATCATAAAGGCGGCAAGATATATACAGGTAAAAGAATTGATTTTATTAAACAGTATAAATTAACAGAATGTTGTATTTCTAATATGCTTGCTGGAAGATTTAAAAGTCACAACGGATGGTCTTTAACTAAAAATTTATCAGAGCCGGACAAATCTGGACTTAATAACGCTAACTGCGATAAAAATTTATATACTATATACAACATTCATACTCAACAAAAAATAACTGATACTAGATATGCAATATATGCTATAAAAAAAATACTAAAAAAAGAAATTATATACAAATTAATTAAGAAAAAAATTAAAAAAACCAAAGACGGCTGGATAATTTATGATTCTAAGCAATGACTCCAATATCGGCAATCCTCCTGTTTCTGTAAAGTATTCCAATACAAAGACCTCATAATATAACAGGGGACTCCGGCCTTGCCGCAGCGAACACTCCAGTGTCTTTCGATTTTCTTATAAGTTTCCATACCCTTTGGACTCTTGTTATACTTTAGTGTTTCGCATCCATATAGCCTAAGCAAATGAACATCCAAACAAACTACTCTACATTCATTCGGGTTTTGCATTTCGCAACTAAACGAGATTTTCGCTGCTCCTAATCCGCGAATTTTTTGGATAATACTATCTCTCTGCTTAACGTGATACTTTTTGGTAGTAATAATATAGTCTTTGGGATTACTCCAAAACTTATCTTTAAAATCCCAAATATATTCTGTACGGTTGTTGTGCAGACCGACGCCACTGTCTTTGATCTTGGTAAGCAAGAGTTCTTTGTTATCAAACCATTCGCTAAAGTTTTTGACTGCGTTATAACCTTTCACGTTGCTTTCCCAAGTAGTATGAACGCTCATAAAACTAAACAAATATCGACGAAAAATATCTTCGTGATTTTGAGGCTTAATACTCTCCCAATACTCCTTATATGAAACAACTTTGTCTCGTGGAAAAGTTTCAAAGAAAATGTCAGCCTTAGTCTTGTCCAAAGTAGTATTCTGAACGGGTATAACAGTATTCTCAACAATCATAGGTTCCTCCAAAGTTTAATAGCGTTATGCTACGATTCTACACTAAGTGTATCGGTTTGTCAAGACCTCTTTCTTTAAACCGTCCTAGCAGACCCATGCAAAAATTTAAAAGTTGGGAAGCGTAAACTAATGCCCCCATCTTGGTTCTTAGTCTCTTCAAAATACTGGATAGTTATTTGCTTGCCCAAAATTTTACAAGGATTACAGTAAAACTCTTGACGCTGTTCAATAGAGAATCCACTACCAATTCTAACAATATGACCCTTATGTTTAATCATAACACAACTCAGCATAGTTTCTTCATGCTCTTTACCATTTAGAACATACCTAAATGGCCCCATTTCTGTGTCGATTACTTCATATTCATCATCAAAAAAGCTCTTATATTTGAGTAGGTCTTTGCTTCTCTTTCCTTTATATGGCTCATCAGCACGAAGCATCAAACCCTCATAACCATATTCCTTTGCTTTTCCTGTCCATTCAGCAAAATGGTCATCGTCTTTAATGAGTTCTTGACCAAGAACACTAAGACAAACGCAAGTATTCTCTCTCATTACTTCTCGTAGGTTATTGTAACGAATAGAATATGGCTTATTTTTTTCACCTTTCTTATTGTAAAACTCGTCGTGACTAATCATATCAAAAATTTTATATGAAGGATTAGAAATAGTATGATCCTTCTTTTTAAGTTGCTTCATAATACCCTGAAAATCCTCATTACCATCATCATCTACTAGGCAAAGTTCTCCATCAAATACTACATTAGTAACACCAAGAGCCTTAATTCCACCAGCAACAATATCTAGAGTATCGAATGGCTTTCCTGTGCGAGAATAAAATGATGTATCTCCGTTACTATCAACAATACCAATACATCTAGCACCATCAATCTTTCGACTAACATACCAGCCATCCTTCCAATCTACAAGTTTAGGTTCGTATTTATCCGCCAGAGCAACACTAAACTCTGGAATATGATCCGGTATAGCCTTGTTTATAATCTTGTCACCAGCACGGGTTTTCAAGTCCTTATCA